TGATGGCTGCGCGCTCGACCTCGGCCCACAGGGTGACGATGGGCTTGTTCGATGCGCGCCAGTCGTCGCGGACCTTGAGGGCCGTGGCCTCGTCCACGTCGGTGCCATAGGCTTGGGCCATCTTGCTGAAGGCCATGACCCCACCCTGGTAGCCAAGGGCCAGGGTGGCGACCTTGCCAAGGAAACGCTGGTCCTTATCGACCTTGCCGTATGGTGTGCCGAACATTTCACTGGCGGTTACTTTGTAAATGTCGAGGCCTTCTCGGAACGCATCAAGCACGGTCCAGTGATCGGCCATCCATGCCAAGGTCCTTGCCTCGATGCTGGCAAAGTCTCCGGCGACCAGGCGACAGCCCTCACTGGCCAGGAGCATTCCTCGCAGGCAGGACGCTAGGGCCTCCATGGGCTCGCCCGGGATCGCCGCGGGGTCGCGCAGGGGCAAGGCTTGGATGACCGGCTCCACGGGCACGGTTGGGCGCGGGAGGTTTTGTGGTTGGAAGTGCCGGCCAGACCAACGGCCGGTGGCGGCGCCGTGGAAGACGAGGACCCCGTGGGCTCGACCGTCCTGGCCCAGCACCGCCTGCATGGCCTGGTATTTCTTATTGCTCGCCCGGCTCATGGCTTGGCGGATCACTAGCAGCTCGCGCACCTCGGGCGGACAGGCGTCGTCCTCGATAGCAGCGGCCACCGCCGGCTTGTCGTAGCCGGTCATCGTGTAACCCCGGCTGGCGATCCACTCCAGGGTCTTAGCCCGGCTAGCCGTGGAGGTCAGTGCGTAGCCCGTGATCTTCCGCACCCGTGCGCTAAGCTGATCGGTCACAGTGTCAATGATTGCCTGAGCGTGCCCGATGCTCTCAGTGTCGAGTCGGATGCCGCGCCAGTTGATGCGCTGGTCCACAACCCAAAGATCCTGCTCCGGCTTTTGCAGTTGGCGCAGGCGGCGTCGTATCTCACGCTCAGCCACTACGTCCTGCAAACAGTAATCGTACAACTCTTGCAGCAGCAAGGAGTCCTGCTGGCGCTTGCCTCCGTAAGGCTTGCACAGGCGCTGGATCAGCAGCTTCCCGCGCTTGTCCTTAGCAGCGTCCGCCGGCAGGCCCATAAATTCGCCACACTTCCCAAGCGCCCGCGGGTATGCCTGAGCCGCGGCCATGGCGGCGGTGTCGCGCCACTGCTCAAGCGGAATCTCAGGCCAGCGCAGCACAAGGTTCCAGACGCATAGCTCAAAGAAGCTATTCCAGGCCCACACCTCAGCGCCGTCAGCGATTGCGGCTAGGAGCCTTTGAGGTTTGGGGTCGCCAGGGAGCCAGAGCTGAGGTGCCTCGTCGCCAATGGCCCAGGCAAGGCAGAGAACTTCGGTGGTCGGGTGGTCGGCGTAAGCGTAGGCGCCTGCGCTGCGGATGTCGCACTCAGAATAGGTCTCAAAATCTATGGAGATGTGCATAGAAAAAGGGGCCCGGAGGCCCCTTGTCTCCTCTAGCTAAGGAAGTCGTCGCCTTCATCCACCACATCCGCAGTGGTCTCGCTGCTGATGTCATCGAAGACGCTCTCAGCCTTAGTCGCGCCTGAGCCAAAGGCGTCGCCATCGCGTACAAACTGGATCGCATTCAGGTTGCAGTTAATGCGCTTGCCCCATTGATTATTCTGCACCCACAAGGACACCGCCGCGTTAACATAACAGCCTGCATAAGGACGCCCGTCTTCCTCGACCAGAGCAGAGCGGTCTCGGTCAACGATCACCGGCCGTTGGCGGCTGGAGCATGAGACAAACATCGCATTCTCATAGCCGTCGTAAGCCTTTTCTTCGCCGTCGCCAAGGCACACCTTAATGCCCTTCGGCGGCTTGCCCGCGAATCCTTCCATCGCAGCCTGCTTGATGTGCTCGCGGAACGCAGCGATCTGCTTGGCATCCACTTCCTTGTCGAGCAGGAAGTTCGCACTGAACTTCGGCGTCTGCCCTTCCATGTACGCCTTCGGCGTCCAAATTTGGGGAAAGGAAAGCCGTACAGATTTCAACATTATGGTGCTCATTAGATCATTCCTCATTAAGGTCATTGAAAGCGGCCCCGTCTATTGCAGGCCGAGGGTCTGCGTCGGGAGCCAGGGTTGGCTTCCCTTGCGGTTTGACGATGAGATCGGCGATCTCACCGGCATTCTTCCGACCAAGCCGCCTTTCCGCTTGGCTGGGAGAAATCAGTTTGATGACGTAGGCCTCGTCGCCGAGCATGTCGTCAAGCTTGTCGCCGGCTTCCATCTCGTCCGCCCAGCGGCGCAGCGAGCGCCCAGCGACCAGCTTGTAGCCGGGGACAATGCCGCCGGCGGCGAGGACAGACTGGGCGTGGTCCTTCACGGCCCCGGCCCAGTTGACCAGGCCGTCAAGGTGAGGCAGAAGCTCAGCGATCTGCGCCGCGTTAAGCAGGTGCGGCTCAGTGAGATCGAGCAGGGCTTCGCGCTCTAGGTCACTGAAGGCAAGCTGAGCAAGACCCAGGTTGTGGTCAGCCAGCGCACGGCATTGCGCCCGCGCCTTGCAGAACCGGCAGGCTGACTCGCTGGGGCCAAAGGGCGCCTTGTCTGACAGAGCCAGCTCAGCGGCCGGGCGGACGACGTTGTCGCCCCAAGCCAGCAGGTCCTTCACCCGCATCTCGGCGGTGTCTATGTGATCGAGTCGCGGCTGCACGATGGTCATGCGCACCGTGTCCACTTGGAAATCAAAACCGAACTCTTGGAACGCGCCGAGCCCATAGAGCCGGAGCTGCGCGTTGTCCTCAGCAAAGACCTTTACGCCTTTGCCGTACTTGAGGTCCACCACTTCCAGCGTGCCCTCATGGAAGACCAGCGCATCGGCAGTGCCGAACCCTTGAGGTGCAAACTGATGGTAGGTAACCCGCTCCTCGATGCGCTTATCACCACGCAGCGAGTTGACGTAGTCAACGTAGGTAGCGACGCCGGCCACCATCTCCTCGTCTACAGCGTAGCCCTCAACCTCACTACCAAGGAAACGCTCAGGCGCCCAGCCGTTACGCAGGCATGCCTCTGCGACCGCATGCGCTGCGGTGCCTTGCTCAGCAGCAGCGGAGGTGGTGTCGGGAAGCTTTGCCTCCATAGCTATAGAGGCAGGGCAGGAGATCCAGCGGTGAGCCTTTGAGGCTCCGAGCTTCGCGTGTGCTGTCACTTTGGCAACCCCAAGCAGTTGTTGTTTGCGCAGGTTAGGGGTTGTCGATTATGCTGTCAAATCGGTTTCGCAAATTTGTTAAAGATGGGAGATTGTCATGCGCAACAAGGAACGGGTCGCTGAGATCAGCGATGCGATTGACCGCGTGAAAGTTGCAGCCGGGCTCTCAAGCGATAACCGCCTAGCGGGTGCGCTGGACGTGACCAAGCAGGCGCTGTCAATCTGGCGCAACCGGGGGCGCGTGCCTGCACTACGCGCTTGCCAGATGGAGGTGTTGAGCGAGGGCCAGGTAAGCTGGCAGGAGCTAGCACCGGAAATCATTGAGGAGTTGGAGGGGTGAGGTATGAGAGAACCGGCGAACGTGATGCAGTTGTTAGAGAAGTTGGTTTGGTTGCTGGAACGCCTGTGCGACGGGCTTTCCCATGGGTTCGACGTGTTAGCGTCCTGGCTACGCGACCTGCGCAACTGGCTGCGGCGGGCATAAAAAAAGCCCGCCTGGCAGGGCGGGCTAAACGCAGGGAGAGTCAAAGCATGTGGCTGCGAACCACGGGGGAATTATGCCTTATCTAAAAAAGTTTGGGCACCAGCTAGTCAAAAACGGCTACGAGATTGTGCCTGTTAAGGCTGGAACAAAAGCCCCAGCGCTGACAGGTTGGCAAAACATCCGCGCTACCTGCGAGGACGTTACGAAGTGGGCAGCTAACGGCCATAAAGACAACGGCATCGGTGTGCTTTGTCGCAACGTCATCGCCGTAGACATTGATTGCCATACGTCAAGTCTCAACCATCAGTTGTTGGATTGGCTTAGGGACAACGTCGGCGCCGGCCCGATCCGCGTGGGCCAGAAACCTAAGTGCATAATGGTCCTGCGCCCCGAGGAGCCGATGACCAAGCTGCGCTCTGCGGAGTTTGAGGACCCCGCGGGGAACCGCAACGCTGTCGAGGTGCTGGCCACGGGGCAGAAGTTTGTAGCCTACGGTATCCACCCCGGCACGCGGAAGGAATATTCCTGGCCAACTACGCATCTGGCTGACACGCCCCGGGACAGCATCCCAGTCATCACCCGGGCTCAGGCCGAGGCGTTCATCGGTCATTTTGAAACGCTCGCTGGCCAGCGCGGCTGGGAGCTGGTGCGCGGTGGCGCTGGGCAACCCACGCTCGACCCAGAAGACATCACTAACCTGCGGCCTAAATTGGGCGCCAGCATCGAAGAGCTGCGGGAGATGGTCGATGCCATCGACCCCGACGCTCACCATGACGATTGGATCAAGGTGGGCATGGCTCTGCACCATGAGACCGACGGCGGCGACGACGGCCTGGAGCTATGGGACGAGTGGTCGTCCCGCGGCCACAAGTATTTAGAGGGCGAGTGCGGCCGACGCTGGGGCACGTTCGACAATGACGGCAAGGTGCCGGTGACTGGCGCTTACCTGAAGCGCCAGACCGCCGTGGCTGAGTCGGAGGCGGTGACCGAGGAGCGCCTGCCCGCGATGCTGCGCAACTGGGCCTTTGTGCAGGTAGAGGGCGCAGCCAGGGTTATCCGCGAGGACCTACCCTCACACCACCTAGTCCTATACCGCTTGGAGGACCTCAAGAAGGAGCATCAGAACTGCCTGGTGCTGGACTTCAGCGGCGAGAAGCCCAAGCGCCAGAACCTTGTGGACAAGTGGCTAGAGGACCCGGATCGCCGCACCTATCCAGCGGGCCTAGCCTTCGCCCCGGACAGCGACGTGCTCGGCCGCTACAACCTATGGCGCGGGTGGAGCTATGAGGCCAGCGAGGGCGACGTCGGCCCATGGCTGGATTTCATCACCAACGTGATCGCGTGCGGCGATGAGGACCACGCCAACTACATTGTGGCCTGGTGCGCGCAGATGGTTCAGGAGCCTATGTCTAAGCTGGGTGTGGCCATGGTGCTACGCGGCCGCAAGGGCACGGGCAAGACTAAGTTCGGCGAGCTGCTGGGTGGGCTCTGCAAGCCGCACCATAAGATCGTGGCGCGCAGCGAGCACGTCACCGGCCACTTCAACCGGCACCTTGAGGACACGCTCCTGCTCCAGGCGGATGAGGCGTTCTGGGCTGGAGCCAAGGGCAGCGAGGGTGCGCTCAAGGACCTGATCACTAACCCGGAGATCACCATCGAGCGCAAGGGCGTGGACGCCTACAGCGCGCCCAACTTCACCCGCGTGCTATTCACCTCCAACGAGGAGTGGGTGGTGCCGGCGAGCCTGGACGAGCGACGCTTCGCCGTGTTCGACGTGAGCACTAGCCGCCAGCAGGATAGCGCCTACTTCGGCGCGCTCGATCGCTGGTATCGCCAGGGTGGCGCAGCAGCGATCCTGCACTACCTCCGCGCTTTCGACCTGTCGAAGGTGAACGTGCGGGCAGCGCCCCGGACCCGAGCCCTGACGGACCAGCAGCTTGAGTCTCTGAGTAGCGTCGATTCCTGGCTCCTTGCCGCGCTGCAGAATGGCGAGCTGCGCGAGCACCGCGTTGCCGGCGACAAGCTGGAATGGGGCGACGAGGTGAGCAAGGCCCAGCTTTACCACATCTACTGCTCGTCGGTGACGGGCCGCTTTGAGGACAGGTTCAAGGAGTCCGCCTTCTGGCGGAAGCTGCGCGGTTACCGGGGGCTGCTACTAGGCGAGAGCCAGCGGAGCGTGGCCGGCGTGCGCGTGCGTATGGTCAGCCTTGCCCCGGTGCAGGATGCGCGTCGAGCTTTCGCTGAGGCCCAGAACCTCACCATCGACTGGCCAGAGCTAGCCGTGCTCGACCCCATGGACCCGGCAGGATGGGACGACGAGGACGTTCCTTTCTGAGACAATGCGCTCATCCACGGGCATGGGGGATGAGCGTGGAATCAAAGGTTTGCAAGTCATGCGGCGCGGAAAAACCTCTAACCGATTTTTCGCTGTACTCAAACGGGGGGCCAGAGTCGACCTGCAAGAGCTGCCGTAATCGGCAGCGTATGCGCGGCCGCACTGGCCTCAAAAACTATTTGAAGTGGATTTGCACCGCTGCCAAGTCGCACTGCAAGCGCACAGGCAGGGCTGAGTTTCTTCTTGAGCCCGAGCACCTGTCCGAAATTTGGGAGGAACAGGGAGGGCGGTGCGCCCTCTCAGGCGTCTTCATGACCTATCACAAGGACGGGGCAGGGCGCAAAGACTTCAACGCCAGCATGGACCGCATCCACCCCACCGGGCCGTACACGCGCGACAACGTGCGCCTGGTGTGCGACCGGGTCAACACCATGCGGCACACGCTTTCAGAGAACGAGTTCTGGTGGTGGATAAAAAACATTTACAATTTTGGAGAGGAAGCCAATGGGCTTGCAGATTGACTATGTCGAAATGGACATCGACCAAGACGGGGACGTAGCGCTGACGCTGTCAGTAGTCACTGATGACCCGCAAATCCTGGCGAGGGCTCGCCGTGCCTTGCGGGCTGTGCTGGACGACGCGCCCCGGCTAGCCGCTGTGCCTTTGCAGCAGCCGGAGCGCGACAACTAGCGAGCCCAGGTGAGGGGGTGGATGACCTCCATGGCCCAGTCGTCTAGCTTGTAGGTGTTGAAGGCGATGGTGCGGAGCTGGCGGCTGCCCCAGTGTTTTCGGACGTGCTCGATGGAGAGGGCCAGCTCGGGGTGGCGGCGCGCAAAGTCCACATATTCAGAGCGCTCTCGCTTTTTCCGCTCCAGTGCTTGGACCTCCTCATCGCTTAGCGGTTCATCGGCCTCGCTTACCGGCGACGCTACTACATCATTGTCGATGCCTAGCAGGCTACGCATCTCCAAGACGCGCTCTTCGTATAGCTTGAATCCGCTGCCATCGGGACGGCGGATTGATGAGCCAAAGCTGTAGTCGCGCACCTTAAAGGTCCTTATGAAAGTCGAATAATGAATCCCCATTGCGACCGACCATTCCCGCGGCGAGCCTAACGGGGCGTAGTCTTTGAGGGTCTTGCGCCAGTGGGTAGGCATCACGCCGTACGGTTTGCGGTCCATCGACACCCCCTTGGTGCTTTGATCTTCCATCCTCATATCCTCAGCCGATGATGCTTTGATCCACGCGCGCACAAGCTTTGTGAAGCCGCGTCGAAAGGTTTTCAGTTCCTGCCCCTGAAACAGCTCGCCCTCTTTGATCGAGCTGAGCGCTCGGATGATCAGCTCCGCCTGCCTCCGGCTCAGGCGGTTGGTGCCCCGCATGGGCAGATAGGCGGGGCGCTGGTCAGGCATCGAGGTCCTCCTGCGCGTGCCGGGCATGTAGCGCCCGATCAATCTCGTCATACACCTCGGGCACGTCGCCAGCGTAGGTGAGCAGCAGCTCAGCGATGAGCTGAGGCGGCAGCAGCTCAGTCAGAGCCCGCACGTCGCATTGCTCGATCATGCACTCGGCTTGCTCCGCGATGCGCCAGGACATCAGAGCCTCGGAGAGGCTGATCACTTTAGCGGGCATGCTGATACTCCACGTCGGGTACAAAGTCAGAACAGTCGATGGGCACGTCACTGACCTCGGGTGGCCAGTAGCCAGAGCACACCATTTCGCGGGTGTGCTCGGCCTCGTTGACGGCCTGGTCGTAGGTGTCATCGACAAGCACAACCATCCCAAAAAGCACTGCAGCAATGATCCAGATCGGCATTAGTCCTCCTCCTTCTTCTTTTGAGCATCAAAGGCTTTGAGCCGTGCCTGGGCCTCAAGAGCCCAGGCTGCATTGCGGTCACGGCGCGCTTGGCGCGCTTGGTAGCGCGTGGGCCGTTGCGGTTTGCGGTAAGTCATGCTGCCTCCTTATTTGCCTGTGCAGCGCCGGGCATGGTCGAGCGCCGCGAAAAAATACTTTGACTGGGCTTTCTTTG